ATTGACTGTACCGTCAGCTTGCATAGTTCTTGTTTGACGTACAACTGTCGCTGAACGGCTGTCATACATCTTCATTAAGTTTTGCAACAACTTTGTATTTTGGTCTATCAAAGCCGTTACATCAGCGTCCACCGTACCGTTGATAGTTTCAAGCAACATAGCCTTTTGCATACGAGATATGTTATGATTAACCATACCCTGCATTGCTTGTATAATATCATTGGCATTTCGAGTGTCAAAACCACTAAATAACTTGTGGTAGGCACATACATACCCTGCTTTATATTCAGGACATTTTGCGGCCGCTAAACAAGTGTCACAAGCGAATTTAGGGAATTTCTTAGAATATATGTTTTTAGTCTTGGACTTAACAAGTTGCGACCCTTTAATCAACTTACCTGTTTTCTTATCCCTTATCGGAACAATATCCATTTCCCCAAAAATTTCGTCATCAAGCTCATCAATTTCAGGAGCGGTTTCACCGTCAGGTAAATAACCACCTAATTTTTCAATGATGTTCTCTCTTGATAGCTCAACCTTTTCATATTCAGTGTCATCTACATATTCGTCACGCTCTTTAACTATTCGGTCAAAGTTTGTCCCCTCAACTAAAAGGGTATCTCTTTCGCCTGATAAACACTCTTTATAAAATTGAATAAGCTCCCTTACCTTATCTTCATCATCAGGTGTCATTTTATTTATGTACTTGTCGTGGAGATTGTCAAGGGTGTCAATATTCTCATTGAGATACAAAGAATGTAATGACTCATATTTAGGGTTATCCCAGTTTAGGAACGCAGTCATATCCATAACTGTATATGCTACTTCTGACATATCATCTCTTTCGGGATTGATATTCATTTTCTTAGCATAAGCTATTACTTCTTCCGTATTCTTTTCATTTGACAACACCCATTCAGCTGACGGAAAGAAATCAGGAGGTAAATTATCTATATCCACCTTAACCACCTTTAGCTTCTGCCAGTATTGTAGGTGCTTTATGCACTTAATAACGTATTCTTCTGCCTGTTTAAAGGCATATACATTGACTTTGATAACTTCGGGTTCGTTATATTCGTCCAACTTCTGAAAATCAACATCAATAGGATAGTTTTTGATTAAAGGAAATGCTTTCTTTTCCCAGTCAACTTTATCTATCTGTTGTGTTTTCTTGCCGTTGAATATAATTAATCGACCATACATCATACCAGCTTTCCACGTTGTAGAGTCAACTGTATAAAATGGTAACTGTGCCAACTCTCTTATTCTTGTTACACCAAATCCGTGTACAAGAGCACCGTGTTTTTCAGCCGTTCGCAACATATCAATACAATTATCAAGATTAAATTCCTTATGAGTATCAGCAGAGGTAAAACCAACATAAGGGTATCTCTTACAATAGTATTCCCAGTTATCAGAGCTAAAGCCTTCGTGATAAACGAAACAAACAGGTACTTTAGTTTCAGCCATAAATGGCTCAAAATACTGTTTATTCCACTTCTTAACTGTTTCAGCTCCGACAAGGACTTCAATATCAAGGTTTGCTATTGCAAATATATGTTCCTTATGCTTTTCAGCCCACCTTAGATACTTTTCAATATGCTTTTCCCAATCCTCAATGGTGTATTCTTCAAACTTCGGGTCTGTTTGAAATGTAAAAGCACCAGAGTCAACCATTAAATGAATATCGGGATATTTGTCAAAAATATCCCTTAAATTTCTACCTGAAAGATAGTGATATGACATAAGAAAATTTCTTATACCTGAATTATAACAGGCTTCAAGATAAGCTCCATACTCTACACCTGAATAAAAGAATGAACAATCCCTTGTCGTGTCCATAATGTCCTTTAAAGAGTAATCTTCTTGTTTAGGTGTATCATTTGTTGCTTTAGCTTCTTCACCGCTTGTAACGTCATTTAGAGCGTTTACAGGCGGTATATCATTTTTCTGTATCTTTTTGAATTTTAGCTTTGCCATTACGCTCTCCCCTTTCAGCAATAGTTTTAGTTTTACAAGGTTTTTCTGCACCCCTTAACTCAACACAAGTATGTGTACAAACCATTGTAACTTTCAGATACTTAGGACTAAGTAATTTATCTAAGCAATCTGCTATTTGTTCAGTTAAATTTTCTTGCAAAGTAGGTTTTCTGCTTAAAAAGTCAACCAAACGTGGTATCTTACTTAGTCCAATTATCTTGTCACTCGGTATGTACTCAACTGTCACCTTGCCAAAGAAAGGCATTAAATGATGTTCACACATACTTTTTACACTTGTCTTTACCTTTACAGGTGTGCCATAACCATTACTCTCATAAGGGAAAGTGGTTAAACCGTTTACAAATTCATCTACATTTTCATTTATGTTTTTAAACAGCTCATTGACATACATTTTAGCCACTCTTTTAGGAGTGTCCTTATTGCTTTCCGTGGCTTTTACCCCTAAAATGGATAAAATTGCGTCTATACATTCTTCAATCGCTGCTACTTTATCACTGCTCATCTAAGTCACCCCTTAAAGATTTATCTTGTTAGCTTGGCTACGGTTGCAGGATTGTTATGTTTGCTATTGCGGTTTTTACCTAAAACCTTATTATTTATATCAATCTCTGACTGGATATAATTTTTTGCTTCCCTTAAACGTGTAGGGTCTTGTTGAATATCCATAGCTTCTTTTAAAATTCTTGCGTCATTCGCAATTTCCCATTCGGGTCTTTGAGATGTTGTTTCTATTACTGACATACTACTTACCTACTTTCTTAGTAATGCCCGCCGTTGCTGGGTCATTACTTCTGCATTTATTTACAATGCTTGTATTAACTGAACCAACTTTAGCAGGGTTAGATTTTGTACTCTGTTTAGCAACCTTAGTGTATTTAGCAACTGGTGTCTTTTGTGGCTCAATCTTATTGTGCTGTTCATACTTTACGCCACCGACTACTGCCTCATTTTTAGGATTGCCTTTCTTTTCGTTATGCACTGAATGTGCTTGCTTATAATTCTTATCTGTTGCTTGATTAGACATAATTAAAATTCTCCTTTCTGTGCAATAAACCCCACTCACATAAAGTGAATGAGGTTTAGCTTTAATTAACCATTTGCCGCACCACTACGACCACCACGACCGCCTGATGTTCTTGTAGTAGACGTTTTTACAGTAGCTGATTTTTGTGTAGTTACAAAACCGCTCTTACCACCACGACCACCTGACGTTTTAGCTGCTCCACTTTTACCGCCACGACCGCCTGATGACTTTCCTGCACCACTGCTACCACCACGTCCTGTTGAAGCTGGTGTATTAGCATAAGCTGGTGTTGCCATTTTTGCCAAAGCATTGATTAGAAACTTCATACTGTTTCACCCCCTTTCAGTGATTATTTAGCATTTATGCTTAAAAGTATTTTAGCATATTATGTTTTCTTAGTCAATCACCCTAAAGGGTTATATGAGTACATTTCATCAATTAATTTACAATCACCGCATACACCACAAGGCTCACCTTCGGCAGTCGGGTTATTGCAACTGAAAAAGTCATCTTTTTCAATACTGTACTCTCGTGCGACATCAATAAGAGATGTTTTATGCACATAAGCGAATGGGGCTATAAGTCTTATCCCACTTGGCTTTATAAGCTCATTAAACCTATCAATGAAATTTCGGTCACAATCTTTAAAGCCGTTTTCTTCGGGAGATACATAGTTAAGTCCCATATAAATCTCTTTTATTCCCATTGTTTCCGCTATATTCATAGCGTGTGATAAAAATACAAGATTACGATATTCCACATATTGCTTCTGAGGAATAGGTGTACCTTGAAAGAAATCATTATCTGTAAGGAAATGTAGTGGCATATCTATACCATAGTTATTACCCTTTTGTAGATACTTTTGATAAATGCTCCACTCTTGATTTAAGTTAGGTTGTCCATACTTAAAGAATAGTAGTGTAAGACATTCGTTTGGATAAAGGTGCATAAGTCTTTCTAACAAGACTACACTGTCAAAACCGCCACTAAAAAGAACTAAACGCTTTTTAGGTGGTTTATGTCCTATCGGTGTTTGCGACCAATCAGCCATTATTTTCACTCCTTATAAACTGTATGTTGTATAACCTATCTTGAAATAACCAAATAGGAATACATTCAATTATTTTAGGGTTATCTGAATAGAATACTACTTTAGCACAAGTTGGATATGTTCTTAGTGTCTTTAGTGCAAACTCATAATCACTTAAATCTTGTATGTTAAACTTCACTTCATCTGTGGAGCTTAACAATGCAAGGTTAGTAAAAACATTCTTCTTTGCTACACCACTTGAAGGTGTTTTACAGTCTACTAAGTACCTAAAGCTACGTCTATATGTATCACGAGGGAGCTTATAACAATTACCTGTTTCAATAGCCACCTTATAATCGTCATTCAACAATTCGTATACTAACGGATATAATTCATTGAACTGTATTAAAGGCTCACCGCCTGTTATTACAACATTCTTTAGGTCTATACCCTGCTTAAATATTCTACCCATTATCTTATTTATTGATGAGCGTTTCTTACACTCAATGGATTGTGAGTGTCGGCATTTACTACAACCGACATCACAACCGAAAAACTCTACATAAATACAAGGCTTTCCTATGCCTGTACAATCAGTTTGCAATCCCTTGTAAACGTCATTTATGTAAACCATAAAACAGCCACTCCTATCTTACAACAATTCTTGCAATCATAGCTGTTTTTACATCACCATTTTCTTCAAAGTCTGCAAAGCCAGCTTTAAATAAAAGTGAGAAACCTTTTGAAGCCACAATACTACTTGCAATAGCAAGTGACTTATACATTTGATTAACAGCAGAAGCACCTACTGCCCTTATTTCTGTTTCTTTACCTTCTTCAACACAATTTGCAATACAACCTGCAAGTTGTTTAGTTGATGTTGTGCTTGAAACTTTCAGTAATGTTTTATTCATTTATATACTCCTTTACAATCTTAATTTCTGCTCTTTATAAGTGTTTTGACATATTCGTACTTAACTTCTTTCCAGTCCACAAAACCAAAGTTACGACTGTCACAACTTTCATCACTATTATCTCCCAAAAACCAACAGATACCTAAATTATCTGAATGAGAGTTTAATCTCTTTACAATAAGTCGTTTCTCATTCATAGGCTTATTGAAGAAATAAATGTTGCCGTCTTTTGGTTTACTTGGAAATACCTTGTGTCTTACTCTTTTTGCCAAAACAATATCATTTGGATAAAAGGTTGGAAACATTGACCTGCCGACTATTACCGTCAAGAAAAACGTCTTATGTAAGATATAGACTACCAATGCTATAATCAATACAATAATAAAGGCTATCATTCTTCCACCACCTTTATTATGTTATCCTTCGGTACAAGTTTTAAAAAATCTTCGAGGTCTAACGCTATGTAACTTTTACCCGTGTTAAACTTGTGGAATATAACACAAGGTACTTTGTCTTTAGGACAGTCACTCTCTGCTTGCTTAAACCATTGAGGTAAGCTCCACGTCTTAGTGTTCTTACACTCAATATGTAGCTTACAGTCAATATTACTGTCAACAGGAACTATATCACCCCTAAAGTCATCACCTTTAGCCGTTTTGTTTTTAGCAAAACCACCACTTAAAGGGGTTCTTACAAAGGCTTCACCAAATACCTTTTCAAGTAGCTTGGCTATTGACCTTTCATAGTTAGCACCTTTGTTACGACTATTTCTTCCCCTTTTCACATTTTTTTCGTGTTGCTCTTTTTGTTCTCTGCCTTTTTCTGTAACTTTTAGTTGCACATTCTTCATCTCCTATCTCTACTGCAATCTCGTAAATCATTATATCATACACATTTGTAAAAAGCAAGAAAACCGAGAAAATTTCTCGGTTTCTTTGATTAATATAAAAAGTTAAGGAGTAGAAGCAATGGAACTCAAAACTGCTTCATAATTATATTACCAAAAGAAATCAAGATTGTAAACCACTTTGCAATATTTAATTGTCAATTTCGTAGAAAAATTCTCTTGTAAAATAAGGGCAAAAATCTTCAACTTGCTTTAACAGGCTTTCAATCATCTCTTTAAGCTCTGGTGCAGCACCTGAATTTTTATCTCTTAGCTTTACAATATGTGCAAACTCAGTTATATTGACTTTCGCCGTAAAATCTGACGGTATAGAAAGTCTGCATAAACCCCTTGCAACATCTTTTCTATTAACTAAATCTTCTCTTATAAAGCCATTCGCCGTTTTAACATATGTAATACCGTCTTGTACAATAGCAGGTGGTAAAGAAACACCTTGAATATCTAATACTTCCCTATCTGTCAGTATTTTATCTTTGTACCAATCCGACTTTTCATCTTGAAAGTCTGCAAGTCGGGTACTTGCTCTTATAATACGATTATCTAATCGTTTTGCGTGAGCGTCAAAGTCATCTTGTGCTCCCCTGTGAATACCCAACACCGTAAATTCAAGGTCAATAAATCTTAATAAGGTAATATGTTTTTTACCGATTTTACACACCTTTTCAATCTCTTTGCAAAAGGTTTCAGAGGTTTCAAGGTCAGTAACAACTGCACCCCTTGTTGATGTATTCAGTTTTTCCATAAGATATATGTCATTTACCTTCTCTTTTGTAAGGTGTCTTTTGCTGGTATACATAGAGGTTATGGCTGACGCATAACCTGATATTTTATTTAATAATACTTCCATTTATATATTCCTTTCTTACTTGTTATTGCTTGTTATAAGGAGATAAGCTATAATCAAAACAAAAAACATAAGCTCTACTAAAATCTTCTCAATATTCATTATTTTAACCCTTTCTTATAGTCCTTACAGGCTTCTTTCCAGTCTATATCAACTTCAATATCTAAAGCCTGTTTTAGTTCTTCGTGCAAAGTATCAATTCTTACCTGCCCCTGAACAACTGCGTCACTAACTCTGAAAAAGCTATTCATAAATTGTAAAGCTCTCTTTTTGCCAAAGCCAAACTCTGTATGTAAAACATAAGCAGGTATTACAGTAAGCATTTCTAAAGCATTTGCTGATACCTTTAAACGTAAATCATCTGTCGCTTTAGCTATCTCACGTTGTAATACTGCATTATTGTTTGGACGCTTACCCCTTTTCTTTCTCTTTGCCATTGTACTTCACCCCACATAAGATTATTCTGATAAACTTATTATAGCAAAATTGTTCCGTTTAGGCAAATGGCACTTTACCTCGTCCAGTCGTTGCAGATAGCTTTTATAATACCACTTAATTTCTGACTCAAAAGTTTTAACCGCCTGCTCACAAAGCTCTTTTGACGTGAAATAAACCGTACCAAAATCACGAACACGAACTGAGTCAAGTACAAGAATTGTATCATTAGAATAATTGTAAGTAAAGTACCACTTAGACATTGTACTTTCTTTCCAATCTTTACTGGTTATTGCTCTATCGTTGTCCGCCTGAAATTTTCGCAACATATTTTTAAGAGTAGTAGCTCTATTTACACATTGTGCAATTTCCTCGGAAGTAAAATAATTACCGCTGTCGAACAATACTGTATCATCATAATAATTATCTTCTGTTAGGTTCCTTACCCCATTACTTGATACTGCATAATAGGTTTCACCACTTCTTGCTCTCTCATAGCCAGTTAAATCAGGCTTTATAAGCCCTAATTTAGTCGCTTTTTCTTTTGAAATGTTTATAAAGTCTGTTTTACCATTCACTTTTATTTTAAATTTCATCTTGCTCTATCCT